ACGCTTGAGGAATACGACGCCGACGTTCGCAAAAACGTTCCCATCATGGAACGCCGCACCACGACGCAACGCGCTGACGTAAACGGACACACGATCCGCGGTTACGCCGCCGTATTCAATTCGCCGTCCGAAGATTTGGGCGGGTTCATCGAGTACATCGCGCCGGGTGCGTTCGACAACGTCATGAACGACGACGTTCGCGGTTTTTACAACCACGATTGGAACTACCTACTTGGTCGGGCTTCGTCGGGAACGTTGCGTTTGTCAGTTGACGAAAAAGGTCTAATGTACGAAATTGACCTACCGAACACGACATACGCCAACGATTTGGTTGAATTGATGCGCCGCGGTGACGTCAATCAATCGTCGTTCGCATTTATGATCGAGACCGACAAATGGGAAACCAAAGGCAAACAAAATATTCGCACTATCACGAAGGTGTCACGCTTGATTGACGTTGCACCCGTTGTGATTCCCGCATACCCAGCCGCAACGTCGGGATTGGTATCGCGCGCATTGAACACCGACGAGGTTGTCGAAGTGCCAACCGAAACACCCGAACCAATTGGTTTGGAAACCGAAAACGTGAACGAGGTCGAACGGCCGAATTTGCGCTCTTTAATTCTACGAATTATTAACCTCAATTCATAATATCATGAATTCAATCCAACTGCGCGAAAAGCGCGCCGCGTTGGTCAACGAAATGAATCATATCGTTGCCGCCGCACAATCTGAAGGCCGTTCGCTGAACGCCGAAGAAAACCAAAAGTTTGACGCAATCGAAAACGACGTTCGCGCCCTTGGCGAGAGTGCCGAAAAAATCGAGCGCGCCGAGCAAATGAAAAAGGAAATTGCCGCTGGACGTGAGGCCCGTGCCGAACAAAAGGAAATCACCAAGCGTGAGGCATTTTCTAAATACCTACGCCACGGCCTTGGTGCATTGAGCAACGAAGAACGTTCAATCGTTGAGCAACGCGGTACCGACCCACAATTGACCACGCCCGGAAGTGCTGGTGGATTTTTGGTTCCCGAAGATTTCTCGTACGCCCTTGACGTAGCAAGCAAGTTCACCGGTGAGGTTGAGCGTCTTGCACAAGTTTTGAACACCCAAAGCGGTGCGACCCTTCCCTACCCGAAGGTTGACGATACCAGCGTTGTTGGTGCTATCTTGAGCGAAGGTTCTGCCGATGCCGTTAGTGATATGACATTCGCCGCGTTGAACCTTGGTGCGTACACCTACACGTCTAAAATCGTGAAGGTTTCTTACCAACTGCTTCAAGACGCCGCCTTTGACCTCGACGCGTTCCTCGTTGACACCCTTGGTCAGCGTATCGCCCGCGGACAAAACGCACACTTTACAACCGGTACCGGTTCATCACAACCAACTGGTTTGATCACCGCTGGTTCATCTGCTTTGACGACCGCAAGTGCAACCGCCATCACGGCCGACGAAATCCTCACGCTTATTCATAGCGTTGACAAGTCGTACCGCAACTCGCCAAAGTTCGCTTTGATGGGTGCCGATTCTACGGCCGCCGCTATCCGCAAACTTGGTGTTGGTTCATCTAACGATTTCCCCGTATTCGTACCGGGTATGGCCGCTGGAGAACCCGACCGCGTGTTCGGTGTACCTTTCTACGTCAACAACGACATGGCCGCTATCGCTTCAACCAACAAACCGCTGGTTGCCGCTGATTTCAGCAAGTACGTTGTTCGCAACGCTGGTGGCGTTCAAATGCTTCGTTTGAACGAGCGTTACGCTGATTCTTTGTTGGTTGGTTTCATTGCGTACAAGCGTTCAGACGCTGGTGCAATCAATGGTTCTGCCATCAAGTACATCACGATGAAAACTGCCTAATCGAATGGAAGTTCGATTCCTCACAACCTTGGTTGGTAACGGGTTTGCATATCGCTCGGGCGAGGTGCATACCCTTACCGCCGAGGCGGCGATGGAGTACGTTGGCGCGGGTTTGGCGGAAGTTGTCGCCAAGCCCGCCGCCCAACGGGCTGAACGCGCCGTACCGAAGTCAAAGACGGAAAAACGCTAAACCATGAACGCACAAAAAACCATTCAAATTGTCACGCAACCCGCGTCGGAACCATTAACATTGGCCGAGGTGAAGGAATTTTTACGCGTTGACCATTCGGATGACGACGCGACGTTGGCCATTTTTATCACGGCCGCGCGTCAATTGTGCGAATCATACACGCGGTTGGCGTTGATGCCGACCACGTTCGAGGAATACTTTGACGAGTTCCCGACCGCAACGGGGACGTTCAAGGATGAAATCCGCTTGTCGCGGTCGCCCGTGTCTGCCGTTACCTATGTGAAATACATTGACGGAAACGACACAACGATCACGACGAGCGCGTCGGATTACAAAACCGACCTCGTTTCACGTCCCGCACGCATATCGCCCGACAACGGGTGGTTTGGAACATACGACACCATCAATGCGGTGTTCGTGCGTTACGTCGCGGGATTTGCGGACGCGGCGTCCGTACCCGCGCCGTTGAAACACGGCATGATGCTCGTCATTGGCGATATGTACGAAAACCGCACGGATTCCGTGAAGCGGTTGCCAACGGCGTCGGAATACCTTTGGAACCCCTACCGCGTTTTTGAGTTCTAATGAACCCCGGTGATTTCGACCAGCGCATCACGATTCAAAACGTGACCGAATCCGTTGACACATTTGGTCAACGGGTGCAAACGTTTTCCACGTTGGCGAACGTGTGGGCGAAGGTCGAGGAAAAAAGCGGTTCCGAAGGTGAACAATCCGACCAAATCGTAGCCACGCGAAAGGTTCAATTTTTGATTCGCTGGCGCAACGACATCAACGAACGGATGCGCGTTGTGTACCGCGGCAAAACGTACATGATTGAATCAATCATAAACGACGACGCCCGCAAGCATTCAATTCGAATCCATACCAAATTGTCGGACTGATGGCACGGACGTACAAACACAAAGGTGGTGACGTCGGTGGTATCGGCATCGATGGGGCGGAATTGAACCGCGAATTCTCGCGCGTACTGCACGAACTATCCAAATTCGCACACGCCATCGACGCGCGTGATTTGGGCAAACTACAACGCGACGCAATGCGTATCACGCGCGACGCGATGAAGGCGGAAATCGACAACGCCGACCAAACAATCAAAGTTTACCGCAACGGCGGTTTGTATGCGGAAATCCAACCGGGAACGCTGGCCAAATCAATTGGTATTGGCAAGGGCAAAACGCAAGGCCCAGCGCGTTTGTTTTCCGCATATTGGGTCGGCCCACGCGTCAAAGGCGCATTTGCAGACCCCGAAAAAGGCGGTTGGTTCGCGCATTTCATCAACTACGGAAACATCAAATCGGGGCGGTACGGCGGGTCAAACTTGGGTTTTGCCGACCGCGCCAAAGCGCGCACGATGCAACTGGTAACGGCGAAATTTACTGCCGACGCCAAGGCATACATTGAAAAGGAATTCAACAAATCGGTGGAATGATTGGTAAAGTAATCAAATCAAAGTTCACGACCGACACGAATTTGAATTCGTTGTTCGGTGGCCGTGTGTTTCCGTTGGTCGGCGCACAAGCGCAACCGACGCCGTACGCCATTTACGAGGTGATAAACAACACGCCGTCCCGAACCAAAGATTCTGATTCGCACATTGATTCCGTCGACGTGCGAATCACGCTTATTTCCACGAACTATTCCGACACCGCAAACGGCATCGATTATGTTCGTTCTGCATTCGTTCGGATGCGTGAAATAATTTTGGACGTTGCCGTCCAAAGTTGTAAATTTGAAGGTGAACGGGATTTGTTTTCGGACGACGAACGATATTTCGCCAAGCAAGTTGATTTAACATTCAGAATCATTAAGTTATGATCAAGATTCAATTGAAAAAAGATTGGGAAATGATGCGCGAGCGCGTCGTTCTCAAAGGTTCGTTCGTCATGGTTCCGCATCATACGGCCGAGCAACTCAAAGCCGCTGGTTTCATCGCTAACGATGAACCCGACGCACAACCCGAAATTAAAACCCCTAAAACTAAATAATCATGGCCGTATCTACTGCAATCATGAACGCAACCGACGTACTGATTCAATTCAGCACGGACGGAACTACCTACGACGAAGTTGGACGTATGACCAACGCGTCGTTGTCGGTTTCAATGGAAACCCGCGACACCTCAACCAAAGATTC